TTATCTCGGTTCGTGATAGCAAGGAAGGTTGGGCAAAGGCACTCCGTATGCTTATTGCGTTGCTTTATACCGGCGAGATTCCTAAGTGGGATCTATCAAAGGTTCGTCCTGCTGGCGCACCACTAAAGACATTCGGTGGTCGTTCATCAGGTCCGGGTCCTCTTTCAGAGCTATTTAAGTTTGTTGTTAAGATTTTTAAGAACGCACATGGTCGTCGTCTGACTTCGCTAGAGTGTCACGACATTATGTGTAAGATTGGTGAGGTTGTTGTCGTTGGCGGTGTTCGTCGCTCCGCAATGATTAGCTTGTCCAATCTATCCGATGATCGTATGCGTCATGCCAAGGCTGGTGCATGGTGGGAAGCAAATCCACAGCGAGCATTGTCAAACAACTCTGCCGTCTATAATGAGAAACCAGAAGTTGGCTCATTCATGTCCGAGTGGGTATCACTATATGAAAGCAAATCAGGAGAGAGAGGTTTATTCAGCCGTGAAGCATGTCAGAAAATTGCCAAAAGAAACGGAAGACGCAATCATGATCAGTTATTCGGCACAAACCCGTGTTCTGAAATCATCCTTAGACCATATGGATTTTGTAATCTCACAGAGGTGGTTATCCGAGCCACAGACACTGTTGAACAGATTAAGGAGAAGATTGAGATTGCTACTATTCTCGGTACTTTCCAGTCTACTCTCACTGATTTTCCGTATCTAAGAAAGATTTGGGTTAAGAACGCTGAAGAAGAAAGACTACTTGGTGTTTCTCTTACAGGCATCTATGACTCCAAGTTGTTTAACAATCCAGAAGATAAGGGCATCAAAGAACGCCTTGCTTCTCTCCGTGACTATGCTGTAGAGGTGAACAATGGACTTGCTACTACTCTTGGTATCAATCCTGCTGCTGCAATTACTTGTGTCAAGCCTTCTGGAACGGTATCACAACTATGCGATTCTGCCTCTGGTATTCATCCTCGTCATAGTCAATACTACATTCGCCGTGTCCGTGGTGATAACAAAGACCCTCTTACACAGTTCATGAAGGACAAGGGTGTGCCATGGGAACCAGACGTTATGAAGCCAGATAGCACAACTGTCTTCTCATTCCCAATGAAGGCGCCTAAGGGTGCAGTTGTGAGAGACGATATTGATGCCATCAAGCATCTTGAACTTTGGGCTATCTATCAGGAAGCATGGTGCGAACATAAGCCATCCGTTACAATCAACGTCAAGGAAGATGAATGGATGCGTGTTGGTGCATGGGTGTATGATCACTTTGATGAAATGTCTGGTGTATCATTCCTACCACATGATGGTGGTTCATATCGTCAAGCGCCATATGAGGAAATCACCAAGGATCTTTATGATTTAATGTTGCCTACAATCCCACAGTCTCTGGATTGGGATTCGCTTGTTGAAATGGATGATAACGTGGAAGGTGTGCAGACTCTCGCTTGCACCGCAGGAGGTTGTGAAATCTAATGAAGAAACTTTTTATTGCAATTGCGATGCTGGCCTCTGTGCCAGCATCCGCTGAAACTAATATTACTGTTAGCAAGTCTCACCAGATGATGCAGGTTGATAGTGATTATGGTTCTTATCAGTGGCCTGTGTCAACGGCTCGTAAGGGCTTTTATACACCTACTGGTACGTTCCATCCTTATTCGCTCCAACTAATGCATTACTCAAAGAAGTATGACATGGCACCCATGCCAAACAGCATCTTCTTCTCCGGAGGTTACGCCATCCATGCCACCCCGCATGTAGGCAATCTTGGTCGTCCAGCATCCCACGGATGCGTCAGGTTACATCCTGCTAATGCCAAGACACTCTATGACATTGTGTCTAAGGATAGAAGCGGAACGACTATTCGGATTATCAACTGATGGTAGAAATGCTGGAAATGCTAAATAGTAATGTAGGTCACGGGACTGCAATCCCCACCTACTCTAACGCTATTGGGAGCGCCAGCATGTCTATTTATCACACCCACCATATTATCCCTAAACACATGGGCGGAACAGATGATCCGTCTAATCTTATACAACTATCCATAGAAGAACACGCCGAAGCACATAGAAAACTATATGAGGAACACGGTAACGAATGGGACCGTATTGCTTGGTTAGGTCTATCGGGACAGATTGATATGGATGAAGTAAAGCAACTTGCTATCATAGAAGCAGGAAGGCAACAAGGTAATAAGAATAGGGAAACAGGCCATATACAGAAACTTGCGAAATACAATAGTGAGAACTGGAAGAGTGAATGGTCTGCTAATGGTGGTTTCGTTCAAGGTAAGAGAAATGTAGAATCAGGACACGCAATCAATCTTGCGAAGATGGGCGCTGATTCCAGAAGAGGTAAGAAAACTTACTTCAATCCAGAAACAAAGCAGATAAAATACTTCCATGAAGGTGAAGAATCTACTGGATGGAAACGAGGAAGAAAATGAAGTTTGATTGTGATAAATGGAAATACAAACTTGAATGGCATCGATACTTCGCCTGGTATCCTGTAAAGGTTGCCGAACATGATTGTCGATGGTTTGAGTATGTTGAAAGAAAAGGTCAGTTGATATATGGTGGTTTCGGTGACACTATTTGGATTTGGGAATACAGGAGTATCGTAAAATGAACCTATTTCAACTCGGCAACTTTGTCTCCCACGCTGGTAATGAACTAGAATGGAAGATTGAGTGTGACGCACTCACCGATGAGGATTGGGAATGTCTCGCCAAGATGATTAGTCAGCGCACCAGCTTCAATTCTGTCTATGGGATTCCCAGGGGTGGCGTTAAGCTACAGAAGGCTTTAGAAAAGTATTGTAATCCAGAAAGCAAGACCCGTCTTGTGGTCGATGATGTATATACAACTGGGAAATCCATGAGAGACGTTATGCAACCTGGTGACATTGGCTTTGTCGTCTTTGCTCGCCAGCGTATTGTCTTTGACACAGATCGTTATGTGCGGGCTCTCTTTACGATGGAAGAGTTTTAACTTGAAGAAAAAGAAATATAGATCAGTCTTTATATCAGACGTTCACCTTGGAACAAAATACTCTAATGCAGAAAAGCTAATGGAGTTTCTAAAGGAAACGGAAGCTGATAAATATTATCTCGTTGGTGATATCATCGATGGGTGGATGATGCGAAAGAAGGTCTATTGGCCACAAGAGCATAACAACGTTATTCAGTTTTTTCTCAAACAATCTAAGAAGTCTGTTGAGATTATTTTTGTCACAGGTAATCACGATGAATTTCTTAGAGAGTATGCCGGAACAGAAATGGGTAACATCAAACTCGTCAATGAGATTGTTCATAGAGGTGAGAATGGATTGGACTATCTAGTAATACACGGGGATCAGTTTGATCTTGTCACAAAGAACGCTAGATGGCTAGCCTACATAGGTGGATGGGCTTATGATAGAATGATTGATTTGAATCTAAGATTGCAACAGTTATATGCAGTTTTAGGTATCAATGGTTTTTCTCTCTCTGCTTGGGCAAAGTCTAATGTAAAAGAGGCTGTGAACTTTATTGGCGATTATGAAAACGTTGTGGCAGATGCTGCAAAACGTCGAGGGGTTGATGGTGTGATTGCAGGTCATATCCACTCTGTGGCTGACAAATATATAGGTGATATACATTATCTAAATTGCGGTGATTGGGTTGAGTCCTGCACCGCAATCGTCGAACACCACAATGGAAAGTTTGAGATTATAAGACGATGACAAACATTACAATCTTTACCGATGCGTGGGATCCACAGATCAATGGTGTGGTCACCACATTGAAAACTACAGTGAAGCATCTTGAAGCTCGTGGTTACGAGGTCAAGATTGTTCATCCAGGTATGTTCAAGGTCACAATCCCACTACAACCATCAACCGGCATCTACATGCCGCTTTTGCCTATGGGTGTTGCAGAAGAATATGTGAGAGAAGCAGATCACATTCATATCGCAACAGAAGGATCCATTGGTCTTGCTGCTAGACATTATTGTAAGAAATATAAGCGTTCTTATACCACATCGTTTCATACTAAGTATCCAGAGTATCTTTATGAACATGCTTATATACCACCACGAATTACTGGTAGGTATTTTCGTTGGTTCCATAGAAACAGCGATTGTGTTATGGTGCCTACCCCCGCCATGGTTGATTACTGTCATGAACTGGGTATCAGGAACGTAAAGATTTGGTCACGTGGTGTTGATACTAATCTGTTCAAACCAGATCCGACATGGGAACGAAAGATGAAATCAATTCGTGCTGTATATGTCGGTAGAGTATCAGTCGAAAAGAACATTGAAGCGTTTTTGAAGATTGAAAATCCAAACATCATCAAGTTCGTTATCGGTGATGGACCACAGTTAGAAGAATACAAATCAAAATATCCAGACGCCTATTTCTTAGGCAAAAAAACTCCAGAAGAAATTGCTAGACTACTACAGGTTCAGGACGTATTTGCATGGCCATCCATGACAGACACGTTTGGCTTAGTTGTGCTTGAAGCAATGGCATGTGGTTTACCTGTAGCAGCATTTCGTAATGATGTTAATGAATATATCATAGAAGATGGTAAGTCAGGTGCGCTTGTGGACTGGGACTTTGAAGAAGCAATCTTGGCGGCAAACATTCTCAAGAATGAAGACGCTGTAGCAAGAGCAAAGGTTTTTTCATGGGAAGCGGCGACGGATCAATTCATATCTAATCTAGTTTAGAAAGGAAGAAGAATGGCTTGGAATACAGGTTCTCAAATATTAGGACAGATTTTAGAAAGTCTGTCTGAAAGTGATATCTCATATGATGAAAGAAAGATTGTCTATGAGGTTTTGCTAGAAGTCTTTGAGGACTTTGATGCCAAGAACCTTTCTGAGTGTGTGGACATTGATTCAGCGTTTGATGAAATTTGGAACGAGAAATATCCACCAGAGATAGAAGAATACGAAGAGGAATAAGACTGACTATATATCTACATGACGTGGATATATGAAAACGAAAACCTAACAGAAATCCCAGAAGGTGCTATTGGCTTTGTCTATTGCATAACCAATACGGCAACCAATAAGAAGTATATCGGAAAGAAACTCTTTCACTTCACCAAGACCAAACAGGTTAAAGGTAAAAAGAAAAAGATAAAGGTTGATTCCGATTGGGAGACATATTTTGGTTCCAACAAGGAACTCAATGAGCATGTGAACCTTCTTGGGCAAGATAAATTTTACCGTGAAATCTTACGCATATGTTATAGTAAGGGTGAAATGACCTACTATGAAACGAAACACATCTTCGCTGTTGATGCGGTGATATCCGATCACTTTTACAATGATTGGGTCATGTGTCGAGTGAGAAGGTCACACATTAAGAAAAAGTGAGAACATCATGACAGTTGAACAGATTGCTATTGCTACAGGGGTATGGTCTATCCTAATCGCCATCGTGTATAGACATTCAACGTTTGCTAAGATTAGAGATTGCTACGCTATGTGGTTCACCAGAGAGTATTGGACAGATTACAACACCGTTGAGTTTGTATCATGGTTCGCAAAAGCTATCATTATCGTGCCAGGACTTATCTTCGGCATTCAGGTCTGGCAGCTCTACTTTCTAACTCTCGGAACCTCTCTAACCCTAATCTGGGCATCTAACAAAAAACTTCTACCAACACTCGTAGGCTTTAACACATTATGGGCATGGATATCATGTATGGTTCTAGCGCAGCATCTATTCTAATACTCATCCTTTGTTGTGCTACAATGACAAAGCAACGGATAGAGCATAAGTATCGCACCATCTTCGACTACGATCCTAATAAACAGGAGTTGATAGAACTTTGCTGTCCACGCAAACCAGATCCAAAATCACCGATGCAACATTTGCCTCCGGTCACAGCTTTTTAATATAAGGAGATATTATGATTACAGTGTATTCGAAAGATCAGTGTGTGTTCTGTGATAAGGCTATCACACTACTAAAAGTGAAAGCGAAAGACCATGTTGTCTATAAGTTAGGTAAGGACTTTGATAGGGACACTATTCTGGAAATGTTTCCTGACGCACGAACCTTTCCTATCGTGACGGTTGACAAAAAGTTCATTGGCGGTTATACTGAACTCGAAAAGCTGTTGAATGAGGAAAAGAAACCATGATTGATAAGTATGCTCTTAAGGAACAGTTGCAGAATGGTGTGGTAACTGTGGTATTTGAAAAGACGAATGGAACGGAACGCACAATGCGCTGCACTCTTTCCGATCTATATGTTCCGCAGGTGGAACCTACTATGCTTTCCGAGTATGATGGAAATGTTCCTAAGAAGACTCGGGTTCTAAATGATAACGTGCAGTCCGTGTGGGATATTGATTCCGGTGGGTGGCGTTCTTTTAGACTTGACAGCGTTAAGCAAATTCTAGTAGAATGATAAACGAAATAGGAAGGGCGGCATTGATTGCCGCCCTTATCGCCAATGTATTCTATATTCTGTTAAAAGCTGGGTATGAATATATGTATGGGCATCCGATATGAAGGAGAAAGTATGCCACACCCACATAAGAACCGACCTCGAAAGGGTCGAAGAAAGATTGGTTCAACCAAGCGTAAGTCCCGTCGTCTAAAAGGAAAGAAGCGGAAGTAATGCCTACGGAATTTCCCACTATGAAGGAAGAAGATAAAATGCAGAACGTGAAGGTTATCAACATCGGTGCATCGCAGACGCCCATTAACTTTATGGATGGTCTAGCTCTGCTATTCATCGGACTAAAGCTAACTGGTCACCTTGACCATTGGACATGGATTGAGGTTCTTGCCCCTCTATGGGCACCTTTCATGATTCAGTGGTTGGTTCGTCTAATCGTTCACACGTTTTTTGCTCCAGCTTATGAGGACGAGGAATAATGTCAGCTGATAACGGAATCTATATCCTTCTCACCGAGAC